GCGGTATGGCTCTGAGGTATCCGATTTATCGCGGATTGCAGGAACCGCAGAAGAAGCGGTGAAGTATTCCGATGCGGCGTTGGCGGCGTTGGGAAAGAAGCAAATCAATACCGTGGATAAAATCGCCATTATGCTGACAGGCGGCGACCCGTTCCGTCCATCGGCTTTGGTGCAGAAGTTGGAGAAAATACCAGGCTTGGGGCTTGCGGCAAAGGCGTTCCAACTCACCCCCGAATCGAAAGCAAAAGAATTACTTACGATGTTTACAGACAACATCGGCTCCAACGTCATTTCCCGATTGTGGAACTCTCCCACTGCGGAAACTGACTTTGTAAATCTTATTCATCGTATGAAAAAAGGAGCGACGGGGATTGAGTACGGTCATGCGATGATGACGATGGAAGGCCGAACGATACAGAGCTTTATTTCAAGCGCGGACTTCAATCTCAATAACTTGGCACAAACTTACAAGTCCTTAGAAAAGGAACGCAACTTACTAAAGACGTTATCTGATGCAGTTGGCGAAGGCTCTGAGAAGTTATTACGCCTGATGGACGAGAATCCAGAAGCCCTAATGAAGATGATAAGCAACAAGGCGGCGACAAATCCACTTCTTGCGGAATTGTTGCAGACTGGCGTAATCTCTCCCGATTCCATGCGGGCGTTGTCAAAGATATTTCCAGAAGGTGTACCGTACAACAAAGAAATGTTCTTCGCTCAGGCAATGGACACCCTAGAAACTGCAATGATGCGTCAGGCCGTTGTACAGTTTGGCGTGAAGGCAAAAGGAACTCTCACCCGTTGGAGTGATGCGTTAAAGTCGGCGGAATCCCTTGCCTTCCTTCGTCTTTCCCCTGCATATCCGATTCGCAACAAGATTAATAATGACATCACCATGATTGCACGTGGACTTACTGGATTTATTGACGACACGGGAATAGACAACTTTTGGAAGAATATGGGGTTTACTCCGCAGCGTTTAGGCGGAGAGGCATTGTCTGGTGAGGCTGGCATTGCAAAGACAATCGGCGGTGCGGATGATGTCATTCAACAGGCGTTGAAAGGTGGTAACTACGGAACGCCCGAGAAGATAAAAGACTTCTTTAAAAATATTGACCTCGGCGTATTTGATACCGCAAAAGCTGGCGGAAAGTTTGAAGAAAAAGCACGCCGCAGAGCTACCACACTGGGAGCGATGCAATATCTTCGCCAATACTTTCAACCCAAATCATTCAAGGAATATGTAAGCCCTCAGTTATTTGACGCTATCTCAGACATCTCTCCAGACCTTGCAAAAAACTTGGACGGCGCGATTCGTTCCTCTGGTGCGGTGGAAAGCAAGTTGGATGAACTGCTAGGAAAAGACCTATCACTAAACGTTGATTCCCTGATTGATAACGCAAGCGCGAGACTTGGAACGGATGTACGTCAAGTTATCGGACATGAGGCACTTGAGTATTTACATCAAAAACTACCATCCGCCATTGATAGCGGTAGTATTGACGCATTTAAGACTGAGTTTAGGCAAGTGCTGAATAACCACGTTGAAGATTTGTTCCAGAAACAGATTGAAAACGTTGTGGAACATACCAAAGCGCAAGCGGTAGCAGGTGGGCCGAATGTTTGGAATCAGAAACTTGCAGAAGCGCAAGACATCTTTTGGGGCGCACATATCGAACACTCTACCCGTATGCCCGAAGCCACACGACTAGCGCGAGAAGCAACAGCAAGTGGTGACTTCAAATTGGCAAGGGCGTTATGGGAACAGGAAGCAGAAGATGCACGCATGTTCTACGACCGTGCTTTTCGCCGTGTAGATGCGTACATTCAAGGCTTGGAAGAAGGCACGGCAGAACTGGCAAAGCGCGGCGCAAAAATGCCCTTCAAAGAAACACGACAGACCTTTAAGAAATGGAAAGGAATGTGGGAGGACTTTTTCAAACAAAAGAACTCCATGTATGACAATTTTTGGAAAGAGTTTGAAGCCGCGCCAAAAGGCAAGAAGCCAAACATTGATGACGTTCGTACCAAGATCGATTCGATGTTCAATAAGAATATCGAAATGGAGGACGAATTTTCCCGCGTGTTGGATGATACCGTTGCCAACATGATAGACGACCCCGAAATTAAGCAGGCGTTTATCAACTCGCGGGACATGCTCGGACAACTTCGCCGACAGGATAAGCAAGATGTAGTCTCCATGTACCAGAAAGTCGCCGACCTTGCGCCAGAAGAAAGACAGGCTGCATGGAATGAGTTTTGGCAGAAGCGAGCGGGGAAGTATCAGGATATGAACCGCCTGGATAAGATGAGCCTCGCGGTACAGCAGGGCGACCCCGAATCTATTGCCATGTTCCAAAGCCGCGTGCAAGGCACAACCGAAGCGGGAAAGTTTAACATTTACCAAATGGCGAATGAATACGGAATCCCTTCGGCTACCACTGGCGGCGCAAGGAATGACAAGCGCATTTTGCAGACCGTGAACAAATACCTTGCCGACAATCCAGAAACTTTGGCAAAAGGCACGAAAGGCGAAAACGCCCTAACATTGCTGAAAGAAAAAGGCGGCATTACGCAAGCTGAGTTTTCCGATATTTTCGGCGGGAAACTTGGAGTTGATAAGCAGGGTGTAAGTATTGGCCTATTCAAGAAAGATGGAATGGGACTTGATAACGCTGGTCGCGTGTTGTCTGACGCTGGCTTTATCACTCCCCAACAAGCGGAGGACTTGAACTTTGTCCGTGACTTCATCCGCAAGTATAAGAATGTTGAAGAGTCATCGGACGAGGCTATCAATGCTGCTCAAATGGCTTATTACGGTTCGGAAGGATATTACAAGTCGGTAAGTGAAATTCCCGAAGATATGGCGCGTTTGGCTTTTGAGTCTCGCACGGCTGAAAAGGGACTGACCACCCCCGCAAAAGCCCCGCAGGTGACGCCCAACTTCATTGCAGACGTAAAGAAGGTCATACCCGACCAACCCCCATTAGATTTAGCAATGGATCAAATGAACTACGGGCGCGTCATGCCGATGGTGGACGAAGTTGTAAGCGAAGCCATGAAAAAGCGCACGCCAACTTTACTAAAAGACCTTCCCGAAAACGTGCAAGCCGAAGTAATGAAGGCTATTAAGCAGGTTAAGAATGATTTTTCAGCAACGAGATACCAGGCGGCGAAGTTTGGGGAATGGCGCGGGGATAGTGCTTTGCTAAACTACAACCGCCGTACTAACTTTGATAACTGGCTTGGGCATGTGTCCCCGTTCGGATTTTGGTCTACTAATTCCATGTTCAAGTGGGCGGTGGAATCCATAGACCGCCCTGCTATGCTAACAAACTACCTGAGAGCAAAGAAATTCCTTGCTACCTCTGGCGTACAACGTGACGGCATGGCCTCGCGCACAAAAGGAAAGATTCGTATTGACCTGCCATTTGCGCCTGATTGGATGGGTGAAATGTTTATAGACCCACTCCGTGTAGCACTGCCTTTCGATAACTGGATTGACCCATTTGACAGGATGAAGAATGAACAAATCGGCGAAGAAGGCAGAACGCAACGGGTACTTGAACAAATGTTGATTGATGGACAAATCAATCAGGATGAGTACGAAGAAGCCACTACCAATAAAAGCGGCGCAACATGGGACTATGCCAATCAGACCATGAAGCAGAATGACGAATCAGATAGATATGATGCGTTCGATTTTGCTACTTCACTGCAAGCCCCACATGCCCCGCTGATGTGGGCATATAACGCCGCATTTGGAGATAAAAAGGATATTGGCCCATTCGCTCCCATGTCGAGAGTAGCAAGGAATGCCGCGACTCTTTTGGGTGTGGAAGATTGGAATAACTCCAAGTGGAATCTTGAAGCGAAGATAAGGAAACAAATGGGACTTCCTGCTTTTGATAAGTGGGATGATTACCGAATCAAACGCGCCGCCTCTAACCTTGCGGGGGAAGGAAAATTATCGCCCGACGAAGCAAAAGAAGCCATAGCCGTTGCTGCAATGGTGGAATCTGGCAAGATGAGCGCAGAGGAAGCCAAAGACCAAAGCGAAGCCTATCGAATCGCAGTAGCAAGGTCGAATCAAGAATATACAGGCGGGGCAGGTACATTCATTGCAGGTCTGTTGGGTATCCCTGTTACTACTGTCTCACAAGGTGAGAACGAACTGCGAAAACTTCAAGATGATTTTGGAATTGCTTATCAAAAGTATAAGGTAGCAAATGACTCGCTTGAAAAATACATTGCCGACCATCCCGAAATGGACAGGGACGCAGCAAGCGACGCATGGGAGGCTGCAAACCCGAAGCTCTCCACAGACGCGGACGCGCTTGGTAAATTCTTCGATGACAATCCAGAATATGAAACACGCCTCGGATTGTTCGACAAGCCAGAAGAACAGATACAGAAATTCATGGTAGATGAAGTTTGGGCCGCTTATAACGCCCTGCCAAAAGTGAATCAGAACGAAGTCAGAGAACATTTGGGGACTGAGTTTGAACAGGCGTTTCTAAACAGTGCCACACGCAACACAGACGCAGTATCCCCCGAACTTATGGCAGTGTGGCTAAAGATGATGAATGTAGACCCAATGGGAGGACTGACCGCCGACCAAAGACTATTGACTCAGTTATACGGGCCTGTTCAGATGACAGACAAAGAGACTGCTTGGAGAGTTGAAGTCTTTTACGATAAGCGGAAGCAACAATTCCCTAATTACTTTGACTTGCAGAGCCAATACTACGAAATACAAAACAAAGGACAACGGAAAGCCTTTCTTGCCAGTAATCCAGAACTAAAAGCCTATTTCGATTTCCGTACCAACTTTATGACACAGAATCCCGACCTTGTGCCATACCTTACAGACAATCAGAAGGCAATTGATAAGGCGAAGTACCAATCAAGGCAGGAGGGAGCAGTCCCAACGTCTCAGGAAATCAAGGTAAACATCCCGCCTGATGTGAATGAGATTTTGACGTATTACTTCCAGAATGGCTCTGAGATTCCTCCCGTTGTCATGCAGGAATTGGAATACCTCGGCTCTCAACAAGGATTAACGGCCGACCAGATGTTGAAGATTTTACAAGGACAATACTAATGGAAAACGAACCGACCCACTGCAATTGCCCTGAATGTCAAAAAGACAGGGAAACGCTTTTGCTGATGCGGGAAATGCTGCCAATGCTGATTATATTCGCCCGCTCGTATGCAATGGCCTCTACAACCATTTCAAACAAATGGAAGGACTTGGAGGGTGAAACAAAGTTTAGAATGGTACTTGATAAGCAAAAAGCCCCTACCACAATTCAATAAAATATGGTAGGATGTCCCTACAACTGAATATAGCTTACGGCTAGTTTTTCAACTTCGCCGCTTTTCCCTTTTGGGAGAGGCGGCGTTTCGCATTTTAACCACGAAAGGAAAGTAAACAATGACTGATGCAAGTTCGAATGTGGGAACTGAGGTTGTGAATGGTGCGGCTGGTTCGCCAAATCAGCAGGTATCACCACAAGCGCAGACACCTATTGAGAATGACGTTACAAAACTGCTTAGTGTATTTGAAGGGAAGTTTGAAACCTTATCAAAAGAACTGCGCGGACTTCAATCCAAACAGGATAAGGCAGAGAGTAACTTTTCTCAACAACTGGCAAGACTTGAGCAGTACGAGAAGCAAGGATTAGGACGCACAGAAGCCCTCGCAAAGATGGCAGAAGATGACGCGCAAGTGTCATGGCGTACAAAACTTGAAACTCAACTGAACGAGATTGCCGCTCGATTGGAAAGCGGTGGCACGCAACCCAACCGACAGCAGGAAGTGACTCAGGTCTTTGAATCGTTAGGGCTTGACCCGAAAGACCCACGTGTTGCAGGTGCGCTTGTCAGGCAATACAAAAATGCCGACGAAGTGGAATTAGCCGCGTACAGGTTGCAACGGGAAATAGCCAACTCACCCAACCCAACCGCCGCCCAGCAAGCAAGTATGACGGGAAGCAATAATATTACCTCTCCTGATGCTGATTTTGGAAGATTGCAGGAACTTTACAAGAACTATTCTGCAAACTTACCAGAAATCAAAACCATTGAGGAAAGACTTAAGGCTTCTGGTCATCTCCGCTAGGCGGCTTCAATAGGAGTACTATAAAATGTCCGTCCCTGGTGTACAACTCACCTCAAATCTTACCAACTCACGTTGGGCTAAGTATCTTCCTGAATACATCCGCGCTGCTAAGTTTGCCCGCGTGTATGATGCGTTCTCAAAACCAGTCGGCGCAAACATGGCCGATCTGTATCGTTCCAGTTCCATCGTTATGAACTTCCTTTCCGACTTGGAGCCTGGCACTGCCGCAATTCCTGAAAACACTGACGTTTCGCCTGTGTCTTTCCGTGATGCGACCGTAAGCATTACCCCCACTTCCCGCTATAACGCAATTGAAGTGAGTGAATTGCTTATGAACTCCTCGGCTACCAACTACGCTATGGAACGCTTTGAACTCCTCGGAAAGAATATGATGGAGTCCGTTGATCTCTTGGCGCAAGCTGCTGCAACGCAAGGCGCACTCGTTTCCCGCACTGCCGCCCGCGCTTCTTTGGATGCTGGTACTGCTGCTGACCGCTTGACTGCTGCCGCTTTTATCAACGCAACTGCCGACTTGCAGACTTTCAAAGTCCCCTCATGGGTTGATAGTGTAAGCGGACAGCCAAAATGGTTTGCTGTGATGCACCCCTACGCTTTTGCAGACCTTCGCGACGACACCGACATTACCGCAATTTCTCAGTATCAGAAATCCGAGATTCTTCTTCGCTATGAACTCGGCGAACTTGGCCCCTTCAAGTTGATTGTCACTCCGTGGGCAAAAGTGTTCTGGGGTGCTGGTGCTGCGAATGGTTCCGCCATTGAAACCACCCTCAACGGTGCTGTGAACGCTCTGGCTACCACGATTGTTGTTGCCTCTGCTACCAATATTGACGTAGGCGACCGCTTGCTCATTGGTACTCATGAAACTGGTAATACCCACTACGCCACAAACGAAATCGTGACCGTTACAGGTGTGTCATCCACCACAATCACCATCGCGGGGGAAGGTGCGAATGGTGGTCTCCGCTTCGATCATGCTTCTGGTGCCGCTGTGTCCAATGATGACAGTATTGCTACCGTTACATTTGGTGGCCCCGAATCTTTGATGAAGGTTTATGACCCGATGGTTGGTGAATTTGGTGAAGTAGTCGGCCCCAAGAAAGAAGGCTTGCTTGACCAGTTTGTTACCCTCGGCTGGAAGTGGTACGGTGCATATTCCCGCCCCATTGAAAACCGCATTATTCGCCGTGAAGTTTCACTTTCACGCGATGCGTAAGGAGATTTAGAAATGGCAAAAATTGCTTTGATGCCCCTTGTAAATGGCTTGCCTCTCCGCTGGACGGAAGCCAAAACCGCTGCTTATCAAGTTACCAAAGAAGATAGCGGTACGATCTTTCACACGACTGGCGCAACTGCTGCTGTGACCTTTACCCTTCCTCCTATCTCTGATGGGCCGTTTCACTTCATGTTTATCAGTGGTGCAGATGTTGCCATGACCGTAGCTGCGAAAACCGCAGATACCGCCGTGACATACAACGACCTTGCTGCTGATAGTGTGGCATTCTCGACCTCCTCGGAAATCATTGGTGGTTCCGTGGAGGTTATTTGCGACGGTACGACTTTGTTTGTTCTGCCTCGCCCTGCTACGATCTACCAGACCATTACCATCGCAACAGCTTAATGTAACTGGGGAGGGCGTAACAGCCCTCCCCTTCAAGAAAGGAAAGGCCGTGAGAGCCTTTATTGTTGGAAACGGAAAGAGCCTGAACGTTACAAATCTTAATCTGATAAAAGAACTATCGTTCGGAGTAAATGGAATAGCGGGGATGTACGACAAAACAGATTGGCGACCCACTCATTATGTCCGAGCAGAGGAAGCCAGCACAGGAGCCGACCCAACAGTTTATCGCCGTGATATGGAAATTCACCGAGACTTAGGGTGTGAGATTTGGGCGAACGAGTTTTTTTTAACGGACGGTGTGAAAGACTCAGGCCATTACAGACAAATTCGCTCATGCGCTCATTACGCAATGCACTTTGATAACAAAGACGCTCCGCATACATATCACCTGCCCCGCCTGTGTACGTTTGGTTCAAGTGTAAATGTTGCCATACAAATTGCATTAGGAATACTTAATTTCGATAAAGTGTACCTTGTTGGATGTGACTTAGGATACAAGGACGGGGAAGTTAATCACTTTAGCGAAGATTACACAAAGGGCGTTGGAGAAATGCGAAACGCCAGAATGAACGAACTGGACATTTTAGCCGCTCACATGATTTGCGCTCGAACATTCCCAAACAGGATATTTAACGCGACCATCGGCGGGAATCTTGAAGTTTATGAACGTGTTGATTTTGAAAGGTTGTTCTAATGCGTCATTGGATCATCGCAAACGGAAAGAGCCTGAACGTTACCCCATTGCATCTCCTAAAGAGAGAGATAACTTGGGGAATGAATAGGATACACAAGCATTATTCCAATACAACATGGCGCCCAACTTATTATTTAATGGTGGACTACAACCAACAAAATCCCCATAACTATTGGAAAGAATGTATCAAAGCGCATTGGAATACACCTAAATTTTTATGGGATGGATTCCGAGACGGAAGCAAGATGTTCCCAGACTTAGAGCCAATTGGCGAAGTACCTGCTACAACATGGCTACCAAGATGTAAGAAACATCATTATTACATGGCGACAAATTGGAAGCGGGCGGAGAGTTGGCATTTTCCCGACATCTGTACCGCTTTTTCTGGTATCGGCGCAATGATGCAGCTTGCGGTACAGCACGGGGCGACAGAACTTTATATTGTCGGCGCGGATTTGTACCTGCCTGATTATCAAGAGAATTTCTTTACACCAGATTACACAAGCGACCAACGCCCACGTGATGAACTGGATAATACAAACATGATACAGGTTCACCAAGTGGCAAGGCGTTCAAGTCCAGTACCGATCTATAACGCAACCATTGGTGGCATGTTGGAAGTACACCCAAGAGTTAATTTTGAGGATGTGCTGAATGGCTAAGAAGAAGTTTCAAGTTGTAAAAGCAACAACCCGAGACATCCCAGGTATTTTTGTCGGCGGAAAGAAAAAAGTATTTGACCGTCGCGGCACATTTGAAACAGATGACGCGGGCGAAGCTGCTGAAATTAACAAAGTTTTAGGAATGAAGGGAACAGGTGAAGTAGTGGTTACTAACTTTACTGAAAAAGAACACGGACATAACTATACCTTTCGGGGAGTGGATACAAGTCACTTCAAGTCTAAGGACAATGGTTTTGTGTGGGTACTATTGAATGGCAAGCAAATCAGAATGAAACGGGAAGAAGCCATTGCAGAAGGCTACGAAATCGTGAAGCAGAAACGTTCCAAACGCGCCAACGAAAGGCGGGAGGTACTCAGTGAGTTATAACGCCACACAGTTACAGTTAACGCATGTGTTGCAGCAACTTTACCGCCGCTTGGGTGGTAAGGTAACTTTGGCGACTGGCGGAACCACTACCACGATTATAGACACAAAGCTAGCTGATGAACTAGGCGAGGGGAACGAAGATGACATTTACAATGGCGGAACTGCCATTGTGATTGAAGATGCTGGGGGAGCAAACGCGGCTCCAGAGGGGGAATTTTCCCGCATTACAGACTATACCGCCTCCTCGCAGACCGTGACCGTCTCTCCTGCCCTAACTGCCGCTCCTGCTGCTGGGGACAGGGTGCTTATTGTTCCTCCCGACTTCCCGTTGTATGACATGATCGAAGTGGTAAATGATGCACTCAAAAATATAGGCGATATTCCGAAAGTTGATGTAAGTCTGACAACCGCAGACAACCAAACGGAATACACACTTCCCATTGCCTTGAAGGGTATGGAACTTCTCAACGTTGAAATTCAGGGAATCACCACTGATACAGATGACAATAAATATATTCCTGTTCCGTTTTGGAAAATTGTTACCTCTTTGCCTGGTTCTACTGCTACGCTTGTTATTCCTCAATACCCTAGCGGGTACATTATCCGATTAACCTACTTTGGCAGACATCCCCGTATTGATTCCTATGACGATTATGTCAGCGAGTTTTTGCACCCTGAACTTGTCCACGCGGCGGTATATGCTCATGCTATCCAATGGCGAAATGATAATGACGCAAATGCGAGCGGCGCGGATAATGCAAAGCTTGGATTAGAGCAGAAAGCATGGTCACAATATGACCGCGCCAAAATTACGCATAGGGTTGAGATTCCGCCTCGCAGAATACAGCCCTTTGTAACGTGGTCAAATGCGGTGACAGACGTTAGGTCTATTCAAAAATGATAAGACCAGGAATTAGTAAGTACGATTGGGAAGTGGAGCTATCCGACTCGAAAAGCCGCAAACGCTACGGGCTAAAAGTCCCACAAGGCTCTCTACAAATTGGCACTGTTTCGCAAGATGACACGGTGTATGTCCGCAATGTAGGAAAGCGCGTTGGTGATTTCGATGAACAGCGTTCATGGAAGGGCGGGCGTGGACAAGAAAACCTCTCGGAAAATGCAGAGGCTTTTTATGATTCTTATAATGGATGGTCGCTGACTCCTGGGCATGTACACCAAACATTGCAATGGTATCACGCAAGGGGATTGCGAAATGAAGATATGTATATGCCAACACGCAGCGCGGGCAGCGTGCAGTTCCAGCCGTTGATTGGAAGCACAAAGTATATTTCCAATTCATTTTCCGCCTCCGCTTCGTATTCTACCAACAAGGTGTATTTGTGGATTCGTCGGCGTGGCTCTCCTGGCACTCTCACTATTCGATTGATGAGCGATAGCGCAGGAAGTCCTAACACCGAACTACAAAGCACAACAAAGACGATAACTGATATTACCGATTATATTAGTGTGTATGAGCAGTGTGTTATTACATCACAAGCCCTAACAAGTGGAACAACGTATTGGGTATCAGTCCACGGGGACACAAACGATAACAGGGACAATCATTGGGAGATTGGGGTTAATCCTAGTGTAAGCAGTGGAAAGATCAGTAGTGACGGGAGTATATGGGCTTCGTCTACATTCGCCTTGTATTATCGTTTTTCTGACCCTGACACCATTAACCGCCGATTCTTTCGCTTCTTTCTAAATGAGGCGATGTATATCATTGACAGGAAAGAAAACAATTCGACAGCCTCAAAATTGTATATCAATGGTGATAGGGGAAAAGCAACGGCGGGCGCAGCTTCATCCCTGACGGATTCTGTAAAGTCATGGACTACTAACCGATTCGCAAATGCGTGGGTAAAGATTATCAATGGGACAGGCTCAAAGAATCAGCCAAAGCAAATCGCATCCAATACAGGGACAGTATTAACCATCACAGGCACTTGGGAAACAAACCCGTCCACAGATAGCGAATATATCATCTATGGTACGGAGTGGTTCACTGAAATCACCCCATCGGGCGGGTCTTTGTCTGTTTGCTCTGGTGAGCCTGCGGTAGTAAATAACGTGGCTTACATCCCACAAGGAACAACAGGGATAGCCCATGTTCGATGGAACAATTCAACACTGGCCCATGACATAAGCGTAGAGTCTGCAACGGGTACAAGTGGATTAGCAGACCTATTATTTGCAACGACAGACCCAGCAGACGGCCCCATTTTATGGCGTGCCAACAATACAGCCAACACAGGCTCGGGCGGGCGTGTGACAGTCTCAAGGGCTAATCTTATGACAAGCGGGGCGTTCATTGCTTGGAATACCGCTCTGACTTGGAAAACGGCTATTTTTACGGGTTCAACAAGTTTCTATATCACAGGGATGGGGAAGAAAGACAATCAGCTTTACGTGTTCCGTGAAGATGGTCTAGGTGTTGTATCAAACGACAGATACAACACAGTGGACGCGGGGATTGAAAAGACACCTGACAGGGCCAATGGACGCTTTGTTATCTCTCACGGTCAGTTTCTTTTTTATTCGTGGCTCCATTCCCTCGTGCGTGTGTATGGCTCATCCCATGATGATGTTGGGGATGATTACCGTTCCGTAGGTCTGCCAGATGGTAGAGAGGGAGAATACGCGGACGGTGATACCTATCTAAAACTTTTGTTCTGTGCGATTGACGCGGATTCGGGCTGGTCGTCTGTTCTGGCTTGGGATGGTCTAGGGTGGCATGAAATGATTCGCAGTCGAAGAAGCGGAGAAAGAATCCAGTTCGTGAAGGTACAGACCTGTCAGGGGACACGGAATAGATTATGGACACAAATGAGAAACGACCTCGTTTTTCAGGAGTTGCCACTAAAGAAAGCCTCTCCACGACTGGACTCAGGGGCGATGTTTATGCACGAGGCAGTAATTGAATCGGCTGCGATTGACATGGGAACAGCCTCCGCCATGCCAAAGTTGATAAAAGACTTAACGGTAACTGTAAAGAATCTAAACGCGAACGGGCGTGAAATTTTCGTAGACATTCAAACGGACGATGATGTTCATACGACTAACTGGACTCCTGCGGGTGTGCTTACTAAAAGCCCTGAAAGCTCAGTATTTCTCGGCATTAACTGCAATCGTTTTGCTTATCGCTTGCGGATGTGTTCAAACAACAACACAATCCCGATAGACATTGAAGGCGTTGTGCCTAATGGGTACGCTCGTACTCCGTTTAAGATGGTATTCACAATGACTATTCAAGCGGGCGGGATTTTCTCACGGCGCGGAAAACTTGCCACCTCTGGCGAATTGATGCGATGGCTTTTAGATCAATCAAGGATTGCGGGCTTCGTGAATATGTCGTCTGTGTACGAAATGGCCCATAACTGGAAGGTTGTTGTCCATCCTCCCCGTCAATTTCCTATGGTTCCAAAGAAGGGGCGCAATCCAGAATCGGCCTCCATCACGATTTCATTACAGGAAGTCTAATGCTTCCTAAAGTGAAAATTCGGAAGATACGCAAATCTTCCGTACCGCGCACACCACAACCACGACGGCCAAAGCTGGACAATGGAGATGAACCTGAGTTCTTAGCAGGAGAGGTACAAGGTCGTAAGGCATCCATGCCAGAAGAACGATTTGCAAACGCACTGAATGAGTCTAAGGCCGTGGATGGATTTGAGTTTCGTTATACAGTCGGTGCGCCGCGTGGATTGCCAGGATGGAAGGAAATTGATTACCTTGTTTCATGTCGTGGGATGGTGTACGCCTTTGAAGTAGATACGGCTTTTACTCACCGCGATAAGGGGCGGGCGGATGTTCTGCATGATGCAATTGTTTTGAAGTCATTGAAAAAGCAGAACATGAATGTATATCCTCAAGTTATCCATTTAGACGGTGAAAGCGATTTGGTTAATAAACAGAACGCAAAACAAACAGTGAGAAGGTATTTTGAATGAGTTTTGATTACGGCTCCATCTCAAAGCAAAGTCTTGAAATCCGCGAATCCCCGCTTCTTTGGATGCAGGGGGTGGATGATAGTATCTCCGTACAGGTGGACGGGACGGGAGATATTACAAACGTTTCAATGGTCTTGTATGAAAATGGAAACGATGTATCGAGTACAAAACTTGCGGATGCGGTAGCAGTGAGCGGGCGCATGATAACAACAAAGACGCTTACTGGATTAGTCGGCGGAAATCATTATAAGTATTATCTATACTTTACCGACAACGATATTGAGACAGTCCGAGAGGGGACGATTGTAGTTCCTAAACTTGGCGTAAATCCAAATCGTTACAGCCCATCCGCAATAAATCGGATACGTGTCAATGAAAGCCCAATTACCATCTACCCAGGTGAGTCAAAGCAGTTAATCGTAAACGTGGAAGGACAGGGAACGATTGATGAAACGACTATGTACGTTTACAAGGGGACTGCTGATATGTCGGCTAATGTTTTATCTGGCAGCATGACAGTTACAGGCAGAAACATCACGCTAAAGACTATTGAAAATCTAGCTGGTGGAAATGAGTATTTAGTTTATATCTTTTTTTCGGATGGCGGAAAGTCCACATGCCGTTATATGGAAGTGATTTGTCCGAAGTTGGGGGCGTAGATGTTAGGTGAGATATTACTAAAACTTGCAAATGGCGATAAGTTATCAGAGCATGAAAAACTAGAATTATCTCTTGTTGGAAATGAAACACAACAGCGAAATTTATTGATTTCAAATATTTTTGACGTAAACGGAAGGCCGACATTCAAGAACGGACTTACAGCGGACGGGGATGTATATGTAGGGAAAAACTTAATTTCTCCCGTATCCGCAAGGGTAAAGCGTGACTCAGACCAGACCATTGCAACAGGGACATCCGCGTCATACATTCAATTTGAAACGGTTGAATATAACGATGGGTTAGGAATTGACTTAGCAACAGACAACACGAAAATAAATATTCTAACGTCTGGTATCTACAGCATCATTATTGGCGTGGCGTGGGATGTGACGCTAACAACGTCTTACGGCGAGGGCGGGGTATTGCTCAACGGCTCGACAAGTATTTTCCCCGTGTCAAGATTGCCCGCCGTTGCAGGGTTGGTTTCAACAGCGATTGACGAAAGAGCGTTGAGCGCGGGCGATTACCTGAAACTATATGCTAGACAGGAAACGGGCGGTAGTCGTGATGTGGTTTCTTCTTTTATGACAATAAAGAAGATTCGCTAAGGATGTGAATATCAACGTTGAAAAACTCTCGATTGATAATACTTTCCAACAGGCTGAGGGGTGCTGTGTTTAATTCGACATGACACATGGGAACAGGGAAAACGGAAAGATACTCCCATCCTTCATGTTCCATACACTTTTTCTCAACCATGTTAGCGGTGACTGTGTACCACACTAATAAAGCGATGACAAGGTAGTAAATGTTTTTCATAAGAGTATTTTAACACAGGAGTAGCAAGTGCTAACCGCGCAATCCACAAATACACTGGTTCACGCTCCAGACACAAAAGGACAACGCAACACATCGCGCTTTTTGTACAGGCTTGTAAATCAGGACGGAGAGTATCTTATAAATCAGGATGGACAGTATCTTGTTGCAACTCAGACAGGGACGGCATTAGTCCTTCACGCACCAATGACTGACACGATAGTTAGAGCAGAGGAAACATGACAGATAGAGACATTACCGTAGATGAAAACCTTGTAAATATTGATCCCGTATCAGACGCAGATAGGATACTGGCTATCAAAGCGTCAGTAAGCGAGTTACAGGAGATTGAAGCCTCGGTACTTCGGGAATATTTACTAGGTGATATTTCTTGGACTCCTGCGGGGGTAACTTGGACGTATGCCAGTGCTTCCACTTTCACAATCAGCGGGGATTACACCTCAGTCTATACACCTGGGACGTATCTCAAATTCACTCAGACCACGACAAAATACGCCACGGTAGTTTCCTCGTCCTACTCCGCCCCTAATACCACAGTCACGATTTTAGTTAACACAGATTACACCATTGCAAACGCTACGATTACGTCACCCTATTATTCATACGCAGAGAAACCACCTGGACATCCACTGATTTATAACTTTAGCCCGTCATGGGCAAACTTAACGGTTGGGAATGGGACACTAGTTTCAAAATATGCACTAGAAGGGAAATGGGCAAGCGGTCATGTCAATCTAGTTTACGGTAGCACTACTTCTATTTCTGGCGCAGTATCTTTTGAAACCCCCGTAGCGGCAGGAACGTATGGCGGGGCTTACTCATCAATTGGTAATGTTTCACTAATTGACAAAAACGTAGCATTGTACATGGGCACGGCGGTGCTAAGAATTGCCACACAAGTTATCGAAA